GTAACTAGCCGCACCAGAAGTTGCTTGTAATGGCATGGTTTAAGCCTTAAATTGTGTGTTGCTTGCCAAGACTGTGAAAGTCGCACTACCTGTTTTGATAATCAAATAACGATAGCTATCAATGCCACTAGCATTTCCCGCAGTAGGCGCACCACCTAGCCACCTAGTCGTAACTCCAGATGTAGTGCCATCAACTTGCACAGCAGAGTTGTAGTAAGCAGTAGAGCCTTGAGTGACCAAAAAAGCCACAGTCATTGACTGACCCGTACTCATCAAAGTGTTCAATGATGTACCGCTAGAGCCTCTGAAGTTAACTGTCCAGTTAGCACTTGCGTTGCTTGTGTAGTAAATAACCGATTGAGTGGTAATGTCGTAGTTAATTGTGCCAGTAGCCGCAGTAGCTGAAACAGTTGTTACTTCAGCAACGTCATTTAAAACTACAGCAACAACCGATGATGTACCACTAAAGGTCTGTGTGCCTGTCCAAGTGTTGTTTGCAGAAACAGACGCACCCGCAGTAGGTGTGGCAAAACTTAGCGTTCCACTTCCATTGGTCTGTAGGAATTGACTTGCAGAGCCATCAGCCGCTGGCAAGGTAAAAGTGGTTGTGGCGGCTGTGTTAGGCCCTGCCAAGTTGACCGCACCGCCTAATGTCGCTTGAAAAGTTAACTGTCCCATGATTTTCCTTTATGGTGCAATGATTAGCTGGTTGGCGGTCAAAGCGCCTGTGCTTGGGTTAAATTGAAGTCTAGTAGAACTGACATACTCTGTTGTCAGATTTCCTGTCGTTACTGCGGCAAATAACGGATAACGTGTTGCGTTTGTTGTTGTGTCATCAGTCACAGTTGCATAAGCCGTAGGTGTTGCCCACACAGCGGGAGAACTAACACCCGCAGACGTTAGCACTTGACCACTAGAACCCACAGAGCCGTTAGCCGACACAGTAGATGTGGCTGACAATGTGGTAAACGCACCCGCTAAAGGGGTTGTGCCGCCAATTGCCATATTGTTAATTGTTCCCGCAGTTGCAGGGTTTACTGTCAGCGTTCCTGTGCCTGTTGGTGCAATAGAAATACTTGCATTGGCGGGATTCATGTTAAATGCGCCATCAAGCGTCAAGTTAACACCACCGCCACCGCCCCATTGCAAACAATTTGAGCCACCAGAAGTTCTTAAAGCACCACCGCCAGAGCCTGCCGCATCAAAATTGCTACCAACAAACTTTGAACTTGCCGTGATTGTTGTGCCTGTAATTGTGTTAGCAGTCGTTCCACCAATAGCAGGGGGCGCTGACAAATCAAGCGTTCCACCCAGCGTCAAATTGCCTGTGCTTGTCACAGTACCCGACAAGCTGATGCCAGATACCGTTCCTGTACCGCTAACAGAAGTTACAGTTCCCGTGTAATCTGTTCCCCAAGTTGGAACACCAGCGGTTAAACGCAACACAAACCCGTCAGTTCCAGCCGCTAGAAAAGTGGTTGCGCCACTTGCTGTTTGGTAAGGCACAGAACCCGTTGAACCGCCCGCAAGGTTTGTAGCCGTTGTAGCGCTTGTGGCTGTAGCGGCATTGCCACCAATAGACAAACTCGTTGCTGTGCCTGTAAGACCCGTTCCAGCGCCTGTGAACTGAGTGTTGGCTGTAATGGTTGTGCCTGTTACGGCAGCAGCTGTTGAACCGCCAATTGTCGTGCCGTTAATCGTTCCACCCGTAACGGTAATTGAATTGGCATTTTGAGTGGACATTGTTCCCAAGCCTGAAACTTGAGTGTTTGCAATTGCAATATCTGAAGCGGCTAGAACAGTTAATTGGCCTTGGGCGTTGACCGTAGCGGTCAAAGTCTTAGAGGCCGATCCATAGGCCGCAGCAGTCACACCCGTATTAGTAATGCTAAATTGATATGAAGAAAGCGTTAATCCCGTTCCAGCTGTGTATGTAGCGGCAACAGAAAAGTTCGACCAATTGATTGCAGTTGTGCCAATTGTGCCGCCTGGCTGAACCGTGCAATACCAAGCCGACCCTGTTAAAGTGCTTCCTGTTTCTACAAAACAAATTGCAGAAATGAGTTCATTCCATGTGTCAGCATCAGGCGCTCTTGACCAAGCAGTCGCAGAAGCTAAGTAAATACCGTTCTGTGATGCTGTTGATTGATTCTTGACCAATACCCTATCACCCGCCACAACGGTCACACCATCAAGCGTTTGAAGCCCTGAAAGGGTGATATTTACCGTGGTTGCACACAGAACTGGCTGTTTCCAAGAAAGTCCCGCAGCAAAGTAATCTAAATATGTTTTGTTAACAACATCATTACCGCTTGTTGGGGCTGTTGAGACTGTTGCAATCGTGAAAGCCGCAGAAGATGGTGTTATAGCCCCAATAGTCGTGCTATTGATGGTGCTGTTTGTGATGTTTAACCCAGATTGGCTTGGGTTTACTGTTGCATAAAATGGCTGACCCTGACCAATAAACGTGTTAAAAGTTTTATCAACATTAAACAACGCCTGAACAGGCAAAATGTTTTGTTCTATAGATTGTGCAGGGTCAGACATAGCGCCTCTTAGGATTGATCAGCGGCAGGGGTCACATATACGATTGATGGGCCAGCAGCCGATCCAATCATGCGAACATAAAAGGGCGTTGTAGGCACAGCCAAGATGATAGGAAGCGTCATCAAAGGCGGCAATACAAAGTTCCCTGTAGCAGAGCCACTAACTGGCAACACAGCCGCAGCCACGTTAGCATCACCCACATTCACAGCAACGCTAGTAGAACCAGTATTGAGGAATGAAGTGTAGTTAACTTGGTCATTGGTGTTGTCATCAATCAGAATAGCGGCTGTGGAGGAAGCCGTCACCGAAATGGCGGTTGTTACTCCAGCGGTGCGAATAACTGATGTATTAGCCATGATTAAACAACATTCGCAGGGATAGGCTGATCTTCACAAGATTTCACGCTGATCAAGCAAACTGCTGCGGCTTGCGTCACAGATGCGCCTGTCAAGTTAAGCAAGCGAATAGTCACTTGGTTATCTGTGGTTGTGTAAACATTACCAATACCAACGCCAGTAGTCATAGCGGCATCAATTTGGGCTTGCACTTTATCGGTAGCTTTAACACCAGGCACAGAAATATTCACTTCTGTGCTTGTTGTAGCAAATGTGGTGCTTGGAAAAGTAACTTGCACAATGGTGTGCGCCAAGACGTTGCCACGGCAAATAGTTGTTTTTGACATGATGATTCCTTTTCAAGAATGGTTAAATTGTAACGCTAAATAAAGAAAAAGCCACCCCTTTTGAGAGTGGCCTTTTTTTAAACTAACTCAAATTACCAAGAAAGTAATGGAGAAGTTTGACCGTACCCTGTAGAGGTGCTTGGGCGCTGAACCGACACAAGGTAAGTACCTGATGCGGGTGTAACGCTTGCGGCAGTTGGGTTAACAAAGCGAATGGTCAATTGATCAGCAGCAGAAACATAAGCGTCAAGAACGCCTACGCCAGCTGTTTGTGCACCATTGAAAGCTACTGAAACATAATCACCAACGACCAAACCAATGCCTGTGCTGGCAAAGTTTTGGGCGGCAGTAGTAATTGTTGCAACAGCTGCGGGTGTAAGAGTCAAAGAAAACACGCCACCTTTGACCACGTTGGTCATTGGGGCAAATGATTCTTGCGTTACTGTGGTTGATGGGCCTGGATTTGCCATGATATTTCCTTAAATTAAAGTTAATTAAGCTGCAACTCGGCAAGCAAGTTCAGGGTACAAAGGGGCCCAGCCATACAGAACGTCCAAACGGGTAGGAATGGAGTCATTGTTAATGGTGTATTGACGCACAACACGCATTGACAAACCAATTTCCTTATCGCTTGCACGACCAGCAAAATGCACACCTTCAGGCAATTCAAGATCGGCTACTGCCAAAGTAAAAGCATTGCGGTGCATGATGATGTTCTGTGGTGAAACAGTACCAGACGAATTGAAGAAACTTACAGCCGCTGTTGTAGTGGTTGTGGGGATCGACACGTTTTGGAACTGACCCGCAGTGATAATTGCAGGGCTAACAACCACGGTCATTGTTGAGCTAGTAGCAGAAACAGCAGTTTTCACAACAAAGTTGCGTAACTTGTTTGTGCCGTAAGCCTGGCGGTTTTGTGGGTTAACAGCAAACACGCCAGCAATCTGGAAAGTGTCACCAGCGTTCAAATTAACTGCACCAGTTGCGGTCAAAGTGATTGTGCTAGAAGATGCCCAACCAGAAGTCAGGAAGCCAGAGGCAGCAGTTGTTGAGCAGACGGCAGTTCCCGCAAATGAGCCAAAGGTTTGGCTTACCACGTTCTGATCCATCTTCCAGTTCATACCCGCAGAGTCACGGCCCATCAAACCTTTACGGTATTGATCGCCAATGGCTTCTTGAGGAACAAACAAACCCTTCAAGCTATCAACAATGGTTGCTGATGTGAAAGGCTCAACGATGCACGATCTACGACCGTCACGGGGTGCGCCTTCAGAATCAAGGTAAGCACCAGCAGTCAGGTATGTAATCAAGCCTGTGGGCGGTGTGCCAGCTGTGCCAACAATGTTGGCGGTTTGCAGGGTAGCCATAGACATACCATCACGGTCAATCTTGTTGGCAATCGCTGCAATAGCGGGCTTCAACACACGGTCAGAGAACATATCCAAGGACAATGCCAAGTCTTGTGTGGTGAACTGGGTATCAACGTGGAACTGTGTAGACAAAGTAACGGGAACAGAAGTTTCGTTAAAGTCTTCAACATTCAGCGCAGGGCCAGTTGTACCAATGAAACGACCAGGCTTGCGGACATTGACTGTGTTACCAATCTTTGCACCGACAACAGCGAACTGGTCATCATA